GGCGTTGCGGCTGAACCGCACACGGGCATACCCGCGACGGCGTTTGCCGTCGATGTACGCCCGCTCAACCACGCCGATCACCTTGTCAGGATTGTGGTTGAACAGCAGCGGCGCGCCATCGTTCAGACGGCTCAGGTTGGCCGCATCGGCCTCATGGCTCAGGATCTCGTTGCCGAAGTAACGCGCAACGGGGAACTCAGAGCTGAATGGGAACTCATAGATCCGCTCCTGCACCTCGTCGAAGGTGGTCAGCTCTGCCCGCTGATACTTGCCCTCAAGGCTGCGCAGCGCAGAGATCTTGGTCAGCGTAGAGAACTTGTGGCCCACCAGCACCTCAGTCGGCTCCCAGCCTTCATCGCCTTCGCGGTAGATGCGGATCAGGGCAGCCGGATCCTCAGGCGTTGCATCAATACTGAACTCGGTGTCAGGGACGCCCAGCGTGCCTTCACGCATCACATGCTCGATGCGGCCGCGAGCAGTGCCGCCGCTGCTGTCCCATTGCACGAAGTCGCCTTCGGACAGCTCACCCGGCTCCGCACGCTCGCCGTCGCCGGTGGCCTCTTCAAACATGATCGGGCTGAAGTCATGCTCAGCCAACCAGTCGCGCGCCTCGGCTGGGCTGTACCGCGCGCTGTTGAACCGGATCGCTTGGGTCTCGCTTTCGCCTTCCTTGATGCCGTAGATGAAGTCAATCCCAGGGCCGCCTTCATCGTTAACGCGCCGCAGCGAATCGTACTGATCAGGATCGGTCAGTCTTGCCGCGTGCTCATTCGGATAGGGGCGCGCAAAATCCACAGCGCTTCTGTCTTCTAATGCCTTGATTCTATCGGCCTTTGCGCTAGCCCAACTTTGCCCTGCATCACCGCCCCATGCAGCCCATGCAACGCGGCCGGGTGACGGATAGCCATCCTCGTCAGGACTGAAGCCCTCGCCTTGCTTGTCCACCTCATGCCGCGCGAACCATGCGGCCATGGTGATCACCGTGTCAGCGCTCAGCTCATCGCCGCTCAGGATCTGCCGTGCTCTGGCCGCGGCCACCTCAGTGCCGCCTGCCCGGCCCTCGGCCTTCCAGTCGCGGTAACGCTGGGCTTCTGTTCGCATCCCATCGGTTGGCATCAGGTCGATCTCTTGCCCGTTGATCGTTGCCATCAATCCTCAGGCGCCTCGGTCGGATCCTCAAGGACTGATTCCTCTTCGTACTCTTCGCCTTCAAGCGGTAGCTCGGTATCGCCAAACGGATCGATGGAGCCGGTCGGTCTGACCTGCGTCAATCCAGCCTCGCTGACCTCGCTCGGATCGGTGTCGGTCACGATGTCCATCTCATCCAACATGGCCAGCTCGGCCTGGCGTGCGACCAGCACATCATCAAGGTCGCCGCCCTGCTCAGCGATCACCTGCCCGAGCGTCTTGAAGCCGCACCGCACAGCCGTCTTGTAGGCGTCCACCTCACGCTGCGGGTCCACCCATTCCCAGCTCCGCGGCACCCACCGGCTTGCGCGGTAACGGTCAGGGTTGCTCTCGTAGCCAGGCAGGTTCAGCGCACCGCTCAGCACCGCCATGTCGAGCCACTGCTCGAAAACCTGCTGGTGGAAGTTCTCGATCATGTACCGCTGCAACACCCGGTAGGTGTCGCGTTCCTCCAGCAGGCTCAGCCGGCTGCTGCTGTAGTTGCTCTCTGAGAAGTTCTTGCTGATGCTCTCAAAGCTGACGCCGACACCAGCAGCAACAGCCCGCAGCATCGATCGCGTGAACGGCTCCAGCTGCCCGTCAGGGCTGTTCAGGTCCGGCACCGTCACGGACTCGCCGGGTTGCAGATACTTGAAGACACCAGGCTGGAACTCGCTCACGCGCTCGCCTTCGTAGATCGCGTCACCGATCAGCTCACCCTCAGGGCTGGTGATGAATCCCATCAGCGCGCTGCTCGCCCGCGCGCGCACCACCTCGGCTTCCTCATAGCCCTGCAACATGTGAAGCCGCATCAGCGCCGACGCGAACCACGTCACGCCTCTGGTCTGCCCTGGCCGCTCCGGCAGGAACAGATGGATCACCTCATCAGCTGGGACACGGATCCGCCGACCGTTGGTGCGCGCGTTGCCCGCGTAGGTATCGCCAGGGTGGTTCGCGTAGAAGTGATAAGCCTGCGGCCGCAGGTACTGGTCCACCTCGATGCCCATCCTGACCGTGTTGCCCTCGGCCGCCTGGGGCACGTCGTCATCGATCAGGTAATCCGCCTCCAGCACCTGCAGCGCGAACGGCACCCGGCTATCGCCGAACGGCCGCTTAATCATCCGAATGAACACTTCGCCCGATTCGGCCATGCTGCGGATCAGCAGCCGCTCGATGTCATGGAAGCCAAGGATGCCGCTTACATCACAGCGGCTCTTGTGCATCCACCGCTCCCACTGCTCATGGATCTGCCCGTTCAGCAACTCGTCGAGCTTGCCGCCGCGCAACATCCGCACCTGCCCCTGATGGCGGATGCCGTGCCCGATCACGTTGTTCTGGATCGCGCGCAGTGCCTGCTTGGCGTAGTCGTTGTCACGGCACAGCTGCCGCGCACGGTTGCGCAGTGCCTTAAAACTCGACTTGATCTCAGAGTCGGCGCTGGTGCCGCTCGTCACCCAGTCCGCCGTCAGCCGGCTGACGCGCGCACCCTGATACGCCCGCTGCCGCGGCCGCACCGGTTCAAAGCCCATCGCCCGGAATAGCCGCGTTCTCAGTCCCATCTCAGAACCTCACAAACAAATTGTGCGGGTTGCCCAGCCCATTGGCTATCAAGTCCGCCATCTGCTCACGTTTCACGTCAGCCTTCAGCTTCGCCTCCAGCTGCAACAGATCCGCCAGCTCGTACTTCTTCAGGCTCCGGCTGCCGATCGTGTACTCCCGCACCACGCCGCCAGATACCAGCGCGCGGATCGCGGCCTGCACCGCATCCAAATCCTGCTGCGCCTGCGACCTGCCATCAACCGCGCCAGGTGAACCGCTATAGCTCAGCGACCGCAGCACCGTCAGTTGACCGCTGCCCAGCGTGATCGTGCTGCCTGTCTTCGTGGCGACAGCCTGCCAGAACCACGTTCCAGCATCAAAGCCCGCACTGGTCGCCGCCGCGACCGTGAACTCCCAGCCCGTGCCGTAAGCCGTGCCGACCACCGTCGCGCCTTCGCTGGCAGCGTTGAACCGCAGGTAATAGGTCAGGGTGTACGCGGCACTGCTGACCGCGTTGCCGAGATTGTCCACGCCCTCGACATCGCGCCACTGGATCGTGTCGCCCGCTCTGATCTCGCTTGGGATGCGCACGGCTACCAGTTGCTCACGAAGCCACTAGCAGCCGCCGGGACGGACTGCTGTGTCGATCTTAGCGCTGGTTTCTTCCCGCCTTCCAACTGATCACGCAACTGTTGCCACATCGTCGCCTTGTTCATCCGCCGGCTGTAGATCAACATCGCCGCATACCCATAGACCGCACAGTCGAGCGCTTCGTTCCGATCGCCTGCTTTCTTCACCCACTCCCGAATCGGAAAGCCCCGGTGGTACCGCAGCGCCTGCCGCTCACTTGTCAACTGCTTGAAGTACTCCGCATCAGCAGCCTGCCCGAAGAACAATCCGCCCGCGCCTTCGTTGTGCCGCAGCCGACCGAACAGCGTCGTCTTGATCGTGTCGGTCCCCAGCTGATACAGCGTCACGCCCCGCTTGATCACGCGCCCGCGCCAGTTCACATCCACCTTGCTGCCCTTGCCCACCGCCGGGCTGTTGCGTCTGCTGCTGCCCTTGATCGCGACCACGCCCTGCCGCACCCGATCGCGCACGTACGCGTATGTCTCATGCGTGCAGTGGCCGCCGCTGTCCACTGCCATCTGGCTGATCCGTAGCGTCCGCCCACCGATCGCATCCCATTCAGTCGCCAGCACCTGATCCAGTTGCGCCCACACCTCCGTCTGCGTCGGGTCGCCCATCAGCTCCTGGTGCCATACCAACCAACCCGTCTCGCCTTCGCCCCAGCCCCATACGCTCACCGCCAGCCGGTTGTCCTGCACGTCCACGCCAGACGTCAGCAGGACCACGCCTTCGGGGCACATGCCAGCAGCAAAGTCCTTCCGCTTTGCCAGCAGCCCATCAGCGCTCACCGACGCCGCGTAATCCTCTTCCCAGGTCTCGGCCAGTCGCGTGTTAACGAATGCTTTCAGCGCCGGCGCGTCAGCCTTCGCCCGCAGGAAGTCATCTACCAATTGCTCCCAGCTGCACCAGCCCAGCGGGCTATACAGCCCCGACAGCTGGAAGCCCGCAGTCCTGCCATCGCTCGGTGCTGTCGCGCGCCACTCGCCGCCGCGCAGCATCGCCGGTTTGTGCAGTTCCTCGAACCGCTCGCCGCAATGCTCGCACTCATACTGCACATCACCCGGCCTCTTTGCGTCCCACTTCAGCCGTGGCCATTGCAGCCACTGCATCCCGCCGCAACTCGGGCACGGCACATAGAAACGCCGCTGATCGCTGCGCAAATACTCCGCCTCAATCCGACTGAAGTCCTTCACAGTCGGGGTACTGGTGAGCAGGATCTTGCGCCGCGCGAACGTTGTCGTCCGCCGCTCCGCCAGCGCCACCGGGTCGCCTTCGCCGTCCACATCACTCGGGAACGCATCCACCTCATCAGCGAACAGGTAGCGGCACGGCGCCGACCGCAGCCCCGTCGCGCTGTTGGCACCGGTCAGCAGCATGATCCCGCCGGGGAACTCCTTCGAGAACATCGTGTTGCCCGAGTCCCTCGCCCTGGCCGGAGCGATCTTCTCAGCCAGCACCGGCGTCTCAGTGATCATCGACTCCAGCCGCTGCTTGCTCAGCCGCTTCGCCATCTCAACCGTCGGCTGCACGCACAGCATCGGACCCGGCGCGTGATCGATCACATACCCCAGCCAGTTGCTGCCCGCTTCTGTCTTGCCCGTCTGCGCCGCGAACATCATCACCACCCGCTGGACCAAGCTGCTGCTGCTCAAGCAGTCCATCGGCTCGCGCAGGTACGGCGTCCGGCTAGTGCGCCAAGGGCCCGGCTCCGCCGATGCCTTGCTGCTCAGCCGCCGATGCGCATCAGCCCACTCGCTCACCGTCAGCGGCTGCTCAGGCCGCAGCCCTTCCATGAACCCAGCGCGCCAGATGCTCACGCCTCCACCTCCGCCAGCGCCAGCAGCGCATCACGATGCTCACGCGTCAGCACCTCATGAATCACCGTCGGATCCGTCTCGCCCGCCAGCTGATGACTCAACCGATCAGCAAGATTGGCCAGCGCCTCGCGGATGCTGCGGCCCACCTGAAACGCGTCCTTCTTCACATCCTCCGCTGGCACCAGATCGCCACGCTGCTGCGTCACTTGCAGCTTCGCCAGCTCAGCCTGATAATGCTCGCGTCTTGCGCGGCTCTCGTTGAGATCCGGGATCGCATCATCCGGCAACTTATCGATCGCGCTGCGTAGCTCCTTTGGGTCAACCGGATCCGGCTGACTCACC